GACGTTTAGGTCCATTCTGAAGATAGTCTGCGATTGCATATTGTGCTCTAGTTGGTGAAGGGAGATCTAATTGATCCCATAATGCTTGAAGGAATAGTTTGAAATCATCTTGTAAGGCGGTTACAACGTCGTTCAATCTACCTCCTTCAATTTAGCTGGTCCGAAATTAGATGAGGAGCCACCAAATCCGCTTCTCGTATAATTTGTATCGTGCAGATTTTTGATGACTTTTCTCATTTCTGCTTCTTTTTCTTTTTCGCTTAGTGGTGTATAAGCAAGAGTTGTTGCTGAAGGTGAAGATTTCATCTTACCTTTTCTCGGTCCTTGTACCATAATAATTAATCATATGCTACTTTCATAGCATCCTCGATAGTTTGTTCTTGTTTAAAAGTTTTCTTAGCTTTTTCTTGAGCTTTTTGCATTTTACGTGCTTTCTTTAAAGGAGTTATATTTTTATCAAGAGCTAGAACTTCAGTAGTAGAAAGTTTATCTAAAGATCTTTCTAATAATAAAGCTTCATCAGTCATTGGGGTTACAATATTATCAATCATATCAGATCTGAAGTTAATTAAATCTTCAATATTATCGATACTATCAATTTCATTTCTTAAACGTATTAATTCACTAGAACCATCTGTAGAAATTAATTTATAAGATTCAGTCTTTCTAAAATTTTTCCATTTTTTTATACCTTTATCACCCCATGCTGTAACGTATTCTACATCAAATTTAGTAATATCTGGACTAATTTCTTTCATCTGTTTCCATAATTCAGAAGATATATTTTTAGGTTTTGTAATAGGTTTGATTCCTACAGGTAAATGACTTGGTTGTATACCTTTTGGTAACATTATATTCTTATGCAAAAGATTATGGGTTTGTCTATGCATATCGATACCAGCAGCTGCTCTGCTACCAGACTGAATATTTTTAAGTTCACCTACATTATGTAATCGAACTAAATCGGCTTCAGTAATAACTCCTTTCTGTAATAATTCCCTGGCTTTTTTATGTATACTATACTCTAATGCTTTCATAGAAGCATGATGAAATTCTAAACTTTTATGATAAGCAGGGATATAATCTGCATGTTTACTTAAACCAGAAGTTCTAGCTAATAATTTATCTTCATAACCATATATTAATACATCCCCTGCAGATGAAGGAGGAGGTGTTGCCATTAAACTTTTATATTTATCTAATCTAGCTTGCATTCCTGGCTTAGTTTTAGCTAAATTTTCTAATTCTTCCAAAGTTATAAGTTTTTTATTTTTTCCTTTACCAATAGTCAGTAATTTATTAAGTTCTGTATCTAATCCACCACCTATTCTAAACCATTCTGTTGATGTAGGATCGACTTTAGTTAAAGGAACTTTTTTACCAAATATATTAGGCTGTCTTTTACTTACAATCTCTCCAGTCGGTGATTTCTTAAGAAAAGCTGTTTCGCCTAATTCCATCATAAATTGATCGACATTTGCTACACCAAGTCTTTTCTGTGCTTTCCATGCATATTCAGCACCTTTACTATATCTACCAATATCTGAAGCTACGTCTGCAGTCTTTGCAACTTTACTTAATTTACTTAATTTACCTAATTTACTCCAAGGGACAAAGAATTCTCCAACTTCTAATATAGTTCGATCTACACCAGTTAAATCAGAGATTTTACCCATACCCCAATCCCAACCAATACCTACTCCTTGTAAAGCATAAGCAGCACCAGCAGATAGATATTCATGAGGATCATATTTATTATCTATTCTCTTCATATCTTCAAAAGCGCCTCCTACTACTGGAGCTACAGCCTCTGCTGCTTGCTGTCCTTTTACTTTAACCCATTCGGGGATAGCATCTCCCCATTGTTTGACAGTTGTAGCAGTATATGCTTCGATATTACGCCTTATATCCTTTTCTCCATATCTTCCAGAATGCTTATGTGATTTAAAATCTGTCTCGAACTTCTTAACAGCTTCATAAGCTCTATTTGTAGATCCACCAAACGTTGTGAAAGTCATGAAATCTTTCTCCCTTTACCAGAGGAATACTTCTTACCTTTTCTAGGCTTTGCTCTATTAGTACTTGGCGCTTCTAATTTTGCTCTATTTGGTCCTGTATGTGCGGCATCCTTGCCGTCCCCATTTCCATATGTACCTAGAGCACGGTTAGCTCTATTAGCTCTTTTAGCTATGGCATTACCTTTACCACTTTTATTGTAACGTTTCTGTTGTTCGTTACGTTTAGCCCGTGCTTTTGGGTTCTTTTTATAATAATCAGACGTTGATCCCACGATGTAACCTCCTATGAACAAGATCTGGGTCTACTTTAGGCATTATCCTAGAAAGTTTATCCAATGCATTACCTTCATGAGCTACTCCACTGATATCATTTGTTTTTAACCAATCACAAGCTGCTTTTAAATCTTGTGTACTTGCTTCACCACTTTTTACTCTTTTTAAGAATTCAGTAGTAACAAGGTTATGCAGTTCATTAAACTGCTCTTCATTAGCTTTGTTAGCCATATCATACTTTGTTAAGTAACCAACCAGTTACAATATACTTCGTTTTGTTTTTAGGCGGAAATCCTCTATGTATATATGTCCATGTAGCAGGAAATAATACTAATCTACCAGTAACTGGTTGGATTTTATCTCCATTTTGGAATTCTGTATAACCACCTTCATCAATATCATTTAAATACCAAATATATGTTAATGTCCTAGACCCATCATTATGAAAGATCCAATCATGATGCCAATCATAGAATTCATCTGGTTCTGTCTTTTGCATTTGATAACCAGTATCTTGTGTTGGTAATCCTGAAGAAAAGTCACATTTAACAAAATTATTAGAGAAATGCCATAAATCTAATCTTTTACTTACTTCTCTATCGTATTCACCTAAACTGTCTGATAAAGAATTGAAAAGTATCTCATCTTCATCACGATAGATCATATGACTCGATATATGGCAGTCCTTACTTTGTTTAATGCTATTTGCTTCACCATTTATAGTAGTACCTTTGGTATTTAAATGTGAATTTTGATTAAACTTAGTAATTAAATTATCGCAAAATTCTTTAGAGAGTGAATTATCTTTGACCCAAATGAATGGGTCTTTAGTATGGGCGGACATAATTACTAACTAAATAGTTTTTCTTTTACAACTTTAAGTGCCTGATCATCTAATTTGTTATCAGTTCTAGCAACATAAGCTTCTAATAGATCTACTACTAGCTTCTTAACAGAATCTGACTTCAAGAAGGCGAAAAGGATGGGCTTGATGATAAGTAACATTTTAATTACACTTAGGTTTTGGTTTATGCCACGGCTTCCACCAAGGTTTAGGTGGTTCCTTACAAGCTTGGGCTTTTGCTTTTGCTTTGAGATATGTAGAGATAGGAATGATGTCACTACACATTTTATATACACGGCTTCCAGGCATTATCATAAAACCTTTTTGTTGAAGGTTTGCGCATTCCTTAGCTCTAACTAATTCATAGTCTAGAGCCATCTTAGCTTCCTGCCTGGCTGCTATTGATTTACATCTTTCTACAATAGATCCATCTAATGGAACCATAAAATTAATTTGGAAACCCCAGTTCTCAGCTACTGTGTAGCTAGATTGGTCCATATGTTCATCGTATGGAGTAGTATGATTCCCCATATAAAATGGGGAGAAGGTCATAGTACTACCATTACAACTAATATTTGGACCCATTACTTGTCGGCTGGGTGCTCCATTGTTTTGAAATTGTACAGCTTGGTTTGTAACATTACCAGTAGCAGCAGCAACTGGATTTGAGGTGTTCTGTACTTCAGGTTCTGCATAAACAGGAGCTACTGAGAGAAGACAGAGAGCGAGGTAGTAGTAGCAGTAGTTTCGATAGTTCTTTCGATTTCCTGTGTTTCTAGTACCTGAGTTGCTGCTCTGGTTGTTATTTCTAGACTGAATGGATCTCCTACTGTATGTATCGTGAATACTGAATCTGAATCTACAATTCCTCCAGAAGTTGCTGAAGTATGTGTAACATTCTCTCCAGTCCACGAATTTAGAACTGAACCATACTTGGTTATCGTTATATCTTCTTCTATATCTTGAGTTGTCGTTGTTGTACTTTGCATGGACCCTTGGGTGAACTGTGGGGTCACTAATTCGGCTCTCGCTACCATGGGTGATGCTAGTAGGAAGAGTAATAGCCATTTGTTCATTCTTCCTTTTTCTTTACCATAGGACAGTTGACGGGTGTTCCCTTGTCTTTAGAATTACCAGTAGACAAGCCAAAAGTGGCAAGTGCTCCAGTGAACACCGAAGCCACGAACGTGATATCGGAGTTACCAGCTTTCTTTATCATAGGTAATTCTATGTAATTCATTGTTATTATAAACCCAGACCAAACAACTACGCCAAGTCTGACGAATGTTCCGAGAATCTGGATTTGGTGTTCTTGATCCACGGCAGCATCTTTCAGCTTTCCGAGGAGTCCTTTTTTTTCTTCCGGTTTTCCTTCCATTTGTTGACCTTAGCTTGTAATTGCTTTTGGACTTTCTTTTTAATTGGTTCAAATAAGGTTTGAGTAACAGAGGTAGTTGCCACTGCCACTACAGCTGTTGTTACAGCCGTTACCACTACCGCTGTTTCCGGTACTGGCATCTGTATATCTAATACAGGAATCTTTAAACTTGGTGGTTCTGGCTCCTCAGTTGTAGGTTCCGCCTCAGTGTCCTTAGGACGCTCCAAATCGGCTGGAGGGATCACCATAGGTTTATAGGACGGAACGTTCGCTGTAGGCGGTTTAAAGTACAGCTGAGGGATATCTAATGCCTTAGGTAGGTCGGCACTAGGTATTTTTATCATCCTATTGCTGTGATTCCAATACAGGGTCTATGGAATGTAAAAGTCTGACCTCCATCCCAATGGTAAGTATTATGTAATCTTGATTGGTTACTACTACCATATTCTCTTCCTTGCATTTTAAGAGTTTTAGATGAGCTCCAAGAAGCTTGTCTACCTGTAGCTGTTACTGCAGAACCACCTATATTTATTCCCCATTTAAAATTAATTAAAAGTTGAGCCTTTGAAGCAGTAAAAGTACCTCTAGCATCTGTAACTTCATCACTATCTATAAAGAATTTGAAATGTGTAATAGGATCGGTATCACCTCTGGAATGCGTATAGCTAAATTCATAAATAACTTGAGTTGTTCCAGATGGAGGAGTATAAGCTATTGAAGAACCTGTTATATCTTGATAAGAGGTAGTCATGATTAGCTCATCATCTTCATCTTCTACAGTTACATTACCAGCCGATGTTGCTATGACTGATCCATCACAAGGCGTATAGAACTGTTCTAGTATTTGTCTTCCTAATGCAGGTTTCTTAGCATAAGTAATACCGCCATCACTAGCTAACACTAAGTTAGCTGTACCTGAATTACTACCGTGGGTAATATTTGTTGTTTTAACTGTACTCATAGTTATGAAATTCCTAATAATCTGAAGCCTTGCCACCAAGTATGGTTCATATCAGCTTCTACATCTTGGCTATTTCCAGCATCAACTTGTCTTATTCTTACTTCTACTACATCTGCAGCGTCTAAATCAACGACACAAGATATTGGCCAAGTACTATTCCAACCTGTTTGACCAGGTAATAGAACTCTATGTAGTTCTGTAAGTGCTCCTCCATCAGGTGTTTTACTTATAGCAATAAGTCCAAAAGAAGAAGCTGGATCATCTAATGACCAAGCAGCATTGATTTGGTATTTACCACCTTTTCCTGCTGGTACAGTAAATTTACCTGTTGATGTATCATAAGCAGAATCTGTATCCCATAATTCTGTATCACAAACAAGAGTGTACCAAGTTCCAGATGTTAAATTATTCAAAGCTGTTGACATATGAGCACCCCAAGAAGGAGTGTTATCTAAAGTTACCCAGCTTAAAGTTCCTGATCCATTGGTTTGCAAGACTTGTCCTGCATCTCCATCATTTACTGGAAGAGTTAATGCTACATCTGCTCCACCTGTTGTACTAGCAGGAGCATCTATTGATACGCTCCCTGATGAGGAACCGTTTAGTTTTAATGTCATGCTACTACCTCCATTACTGTAATCCAACTGACACCTCTTTCAATGCCAGTATCATCTGAATCTGCATCAGTTCTATTATAAAACCAATCTTGATCAGCTGTATAACACCTAACTTGTACTGTATAAGTAACCGCACTTGTCGTACTAGGTGCATCAAGATAGTTAGAAATTTGACCTGCTGAAGGAGTAGAAGAATGATCTCCACCATAATAAGTTTCAGGAAGCATTGTTAAAGCCTGAATCCTATTACTTGCAGCTGGTGCAGTAATAGAAGTCGTTGCTCCACCACTTATAGCTCTTTTAACCTGAAAACTGGTTAAATGTTCATTTGTTTCTGATTCACCAAATGCATGGAAAGTTAATAATATTTTATTAGTATTAGTCTTTGGAGTAATACTTACATTAAGATTAGGTATATCATAATACTGATTAGCTGTAGAAAGGTTTAATGTTCCAGTTGTACTGGTTGTAGTATTTTGAACCTGTACTATTGCTCCATTACCTAAAGTTGTTGTTGCTATTCCTTCTGCAGGAGTTGTTATACCCGAACTCCCACTAATTGTTATTGCCATAATTTATACGATTGTCCAGGTTTCTCCATCACCTATAGTAACCGTGACACTATCATTAATAGTAATCGGTCCTGCAGACATGGCGTTTTGATTATTTGTAATTGTATAATTTCCTGTTACTGTTTGCCCATTTTCCCAGAATATCTTATCTGATCCTGTACCTTGAGCACCAGCAGCTACTTCACCCCATGATATATCTGTACCATCAGATTTTAATACGTAGTTTGCTGAACCAACTGTTAAAGCTGTAGGATCTCCAGAAGCATTACCATAAATGATCTTACCTCTAGCAAGTCCTGCCATCTTAGCCAGGGTTACTTGGTTATCAGCTATATGAGCTTCATCTATAGATCCATCATTATAGTGTTCTGAATCTATAGAATCATCAGCTAATTTAGTCTCATCTATAACATCTGCTCCTAAAGCAGTTGCAGCAAGACCTTTGATTGTTGTTAATGAATTTGCCATAATTTAAGTTTTAATAATCCAGTTTACATTAACGTTTCTTGGTCGTGTTTCGTTACCACCACTAGCTCCAGTAAACCAGTTACCAAAAGCTCTACCGTAACTACCTGGTGATGCTGCACCACTACCTCCAGAGTCTCCATTACTGTGACTATGAGAAGCATACATATGACCCTGTTTTGATCCTACTACATCTCCTCCAGTACCATCTCCTCTATCAGTTCTAGATGATCTATCTGGGTCTACTGATCTACCACCGTCTGTACCTCTTAGGAATTCACCACGATAATCTGGTAAATTGAAAGTTGAACTTCCATCACCAGCACCGTAATCATCAGATATTACACCAAATAATCCTGAATAAGTACTTCTACTTACAGCTGATCCATCACAAATAAGCCATCCAGTTGGAGCACTAGCTGTAGTCCAAGCTATAACAGCACCAGCTGGTACTGCAGTTATACCTGTTAAAGCAGAACCGTCACCTGTAAAACTAGTAGCTCCTAATGCACCAGTGTTAGAGTTAAAGGTTAAATTAGAACCACTCTTAGGTTCTAAATCACCTGTAGCTGCTGTTACAAATAATGGGAAACATGTAGTATCACTAGATTCATCTGCAACTGTTATATCAGTTGGGGTACTAACTACAAAGTCTATATTACCATCAGTATCATCATAACTTACTGAAATACCAGTTTCTGTACCATCAAGCATACCTCCTACAATATCTTCTACTGCTTCAGCTGTTAATTGAGTATTAGTATCTGTAGGTACTGCCCATTCCATACCATTAGAGGTATAAGCTAGGAATTTATCAGTTCCACTAGGAGCATTATGTATATCTAATTTAACTTCAGCTATTGAATCGTCTGCTAACTTACTACCTACAATAGCTGCTGAAGCATTAACATCAACATTTAATATTGCTCCATTTACTATCTTAGCAGATGTAACTGTATCATCTCCTGGTGTAGGAATACTTACAGCTGAACCTACTTGTATAATAAAGACATCAGCACTAGAAGGTACTCCAGCACAGAAGTTAATAGTATCAGCATCAGCCATTACAAATCCATCTAAACCTGATCGATTTGTTCCTGGGTTAGGTTTCTGTATAACACCATTAACACTAACAATCAATTGAGCTGCACTAGTTACACTAGCAGCAGATCCACTTGTAGATGTTTCCTTTAGATCAAATGCAAAGTTACTACCATTTAAAGTAGCAGCATCTGTCGTACCAGGATTACACATCACAAGATACTTAAACTCACCTGTTGATGTAACTTCACCCCATGATGATCCGTCATAGACTTTCATCTTAGAAGCACTAGTGTCAAATACTAAATCACCTTGATCATTATTAGATCCAGGTTCTCCAGCATTTACACGATATCTATTGTTAAAGTCGTCTATATCTTGACTGAGCCGTTCTACATCTGAATCTTTAGCTAATAATCTATGGAAAGTATAGTTAGTTCCAGACCCAGAGTATGCACATAATAGACCAATACCTGCGCCTATTGTTTTACCTTGTAAAGCATCTGGAGCTGCTTGAATTGTTATAGCTGTACCATCTACTTCTGTACAATTACCAGCAGTTGTGTCAGGTGTACTTGAGGAATCAAATACTACACCACTTGCATCTAAAATACTAATTACAACACCAGCTGCTGGAGGAGTATTTGGAAAACTAGTTCTATTAGCAATTACTTCAAAGCCACCAAATGGTTCTAATTGTGCTGCTACATAATCTACAACAGCTCCTGATGTAGGAATATGTGAGTCACTATCTGAGATAGTTGTCTGCTCACAACCTATCATTCCTATTTCAACTGCATCATTTGCAATCGTTACTGCTCCATCATTAGCTAAAGTTACATCACCCGATACCGCTACAGCAGTAGGTACATTAGAACCGTTACCAACAAGGATCCGTCCATCTGTAACATTAGCTAATTTACTATGAGCAATACCAGCGGATGCATTAATATCATCGTTTACAATCGCTCCATTAGCTATTTTAGCTGAATTAACTGCTCCAGTTGCAATAGTTAATGAAGTAGCTCCAGTGACATCACCTGTATGTGTTGCATTAGTAGTTTTAGCTGTGTTAGCTGCTATCTCTGAGTTTATTGAGTTAGCTAATTTATCAGCTGTAATTGCATCATCAGCTACCATACCAGTTGCTACACTACCTGTATCTCCAGTCGTTACAACTGTTCCTGTTACGTTAGGAAGAGTAATTGTACGATCAGCAGAAGGATCAGCAACCGTAAGAGTGGTCTCATAAGCATTATCTGTTGCTCCTTCAAATTTAATATTAGCATTCTGACCCATTTCAAGGTCACCAGTCATTGTACCACCAGTATTTGATAAACTATTATCATCATACTCTATAGCTAAACGAAGTAATTGAGTTTGATTCTCATTTAAATCACTTGCTGTAATAGCAGATCCAGCTGTAAATGTAGCTCTAGCAGTAGGTGCTCCTGGGTCTGTATTAGGACGTAAAACAATAGAACCACTAGATAAATCAGCACCACCAATATGTACGGTTTTGGCTGTTGTATTTACTGTGTATTCACGAGGGTTGGCGGATTCATTTATAGTACCACTTTGATATGTCAAAGCAGTACCGTCTAATTCAACTATAACTTCACTACCTTTAAATACATCAAAATTACCAGAGTAAGAGTATGTATTGGCTGTACCAGTATTAGCTGAATATGCTTTTGTAATTTTTGCGTGTGCCATTATTTGTTCTTAAGGTTTAGTGCTTCGTCAAGACCTTCTTGATCTTGTCTTGCAGCCGCACTGGTAGCTTGATGTTTCAAGAGTTCTTGTTGTCTAATTAAATGATATCCAGTTACATCACCCTCTACACGATTGATAGCTCGTCTTAAAGCTACATCTATTTGATGATTTACTCTACCCCATTCAGGGAAATCAGCTGAGGAGTAACCTTTTCTTCGTAAGTAATGGTTAATTGCTACATATCCTTTAATAGTTTGTTTTGTTTCAGGATCTGTATATACCATATGTCCAGCTTCTTCGTATATATCTTTTAATCTTCTATGGAAATAACCATCATCACCTAATAACTTCCTTAACTCAGCTTTTTGTTGAGATGTATATGGAACACCACCGTCAGATACATTAAAATGTGGCATCATATCATATTCTATATCAATTAAGAATTGACTTAATGGATGAGGGTTATCATCTCCCCCAAACCCAAAGATATTTTTTCTAGCATTTCCCCAGAATCCTCTATCTTTTTTAACAGGTTCACCAGTTACAAAACTAACTATTGGTCCTAATGCTCCTTCAGGATCAACTAAATCCAAATAATTATTCCTATTCCTTATCATCTCTCCGATATCATCATTAGATACTTCTCTTAACATTCCAAACATATTCTTACCTAATTCATTTCTGAAATTAGATAAAGGGAATAAAGCATTAGTCATCTGAGCAACCCATCTTTTACCTTGAGTCTCATTACCACTTATTACAGCGAATAAAGGTTCTATATCACCTAATAAGGATCTATCTGTAAGACTAGCACCTAAAATAAATGCCATCTTTTTCATATGTGTCTCAAATGTTGCAGTGTTAATTGAACTAAAGTTATCCAATACATCAGTTGTTAAAGCAAGCCAATCTCCTAATGGTCCAAGGTGTTCATAAGAATGCCATTTACCATCTAAACCTTGATAAGTCTTTTTCACCCAACCTTCACTTAATCTAACTTTCTGTACTTGTGGATCCCAATGACCATTACCTCTTATACGACCTTGTGTACCTAAGATTAAAGCTCCAAACACTGCTAAATTACCAGCTGCAACTCTACCTCTTACTTTATTTCTAAGATGCTTTAGTTTAGCTATCGGATCACCAGACATATCCATACCACGTTTAGCTAGGATTTTTGGTAAATCTCCAGATTCTACAATTTCAGCAACACTTTTTCTTCCAAATGGACCTAATAATTCAGCATAGTCACCAGCAAAATCAGTACCAATCTTAACTCTACTTGGATTACCATACTTACCGAATATCTCAAGAGCATTAGCTTGGGTTGTAGGGAACCAGAATATAGATCTAAGGATTGGATATTCCTTAAGAATTGGGTTTAAACGTTTAACTAATGGTGTATCTAAGTTAAGACCTATTTCTCTTCTTGCATATTCTACACTGTCTTGTCTAATAAGACCATCTGCATCCCAATTCTTTTGATATATTTCTTTCCATAATTCTTGGAATTCTTCAGCACCCCATTTTCCATCAGGATATTTCCTCATTAAAGTATCAAAAGCTAACCCTTTATCTTGTGCAACTTTCTGTGTAGCTTCTGTAAAGCCATCTAAAGCTGTCATAGCATTAGGACCAAACCTTAATACAGGATCTTCAGCAAGTGCTTGAAGTTCATTATATATAGATAATATAGATTTAGGACCATATTCTCCTTTCTTTGCAGCAGCTGATGCTACTTCGTTAGCAAATGCTTCACTTTGTAATCTTTCTAGTTTAATATCTGCTCTAAATATATTACTAAGATCTCCTGGGTCTGTAGATGCTTTTCTAAAGATTTTACCCATATAATTAAAGCCATTCTGAAATGTATCAGAGAAGCCAAAATACATATGAGCTGCTCTTCTCATCTGAACAGCATCACCAGATCTTAAAGCACCATACATTACTGTAACAGGTTCTGATATAAAACCACCGAAGTTACCGTATAAAGCTTTTACAGGAGTACCTAATGCTGATAATATAGAGTTAAATACATTAGTCATTAAAGCTTTATTAACTAATGAAGGTATTTTATAATTTTTATCTATAACAGCTTTAGAGTAAGTACCAAGGGTATTCTCTATATATTTATTCAAAGCTTTTATTGTTTGAACATTACCATCTGATAATTCATAAGCTAATCTTAGAGATTCAGCAAACTCTGGATTATATAATTGAATGTTATGTAGAGTTTCTCTGAATTTTTGTGCTTTAGGTATTATTTCAGATAGTTTAGAATCAAAATTATTTGATAGTTCTCCAATATATTTATGAGCATTTTTAGGATCAGATGTCATCGCAGCTAATAAATTCTGACGACCTCTGAAATTAAAATCTGAGATAGCAGATTCTATTTCAAATAATTCTAAACGATCTAGAATCTGTTCATGTGCTCTACCTACAGCAGGAGTACCTTTCATATATCTAGCACCTTCAGCTATATCAGATATTTGACCTGCTTCAGATGTTAGAAAATAAGCTGTTGCTTTTTGATGGGTAATATCAGACCAATCTTCTAATAGATTCTTAGATGCTTTATTAACAGCATTATATCCTACTGGGTTTAATTTCTTAACACCATCTACTGTTTCTTTAAAACTATTCAGTATAGTATTTAGTTGACCTCTAGGTAATGTCGGATCAGAAATAATTTCAGCTAGTATAGTACCTTCTCGGTTAATCTCATTCCAAGTTAATTTACCGAATTTACCTGAAACTGAATATGGTCCTGCCTTAAGTAAATCATTTCTCAACTTCCTTAGTATTGTACGTTTTCTTATAGCATCCTCTCCAGCACCTGCTTTACGAGTAGCTTCATCAAGCATGTTACTCAATCTGCCATTGGTAGTGCCTTTGTTTAATGAAATTCGAGCTTGATCGGCTGCTGCTCCTACTATATTATCTGAATCTTTAACACGAATACCTGTTTTCAATTCATCAGATATATTATGTACACCTATTGTTGGTTTAGTCAGTTCGTCAGTTTTAGTTGACCAATAATTAGTTAGTGCATCTACATCTCGTTGGTATTTAGCGTCACTTCTTTTAAAAGTATCTAAAACAACATCGGTATCAAATACTTGGTTATCAAGTGGATCAATTATTAATTCATCTAAACCTTTCTGATTACCAGATTCTGATAGATAATTAGCAACTCTCTTTGTACTTCTACCAGCTCTAAATAATCTTACAAATGCTTCTGCAACTTCAGTATAAAAACCTAACCTAACTCCTTCTAGTACATTAGCTCTATGTTTCTCATCTGGATCCAATTTATCTGAAGTCCAATTCTCAGGGATTAGATTATGTCCCCACCATTTACCACGTTTCCAAGATGTAGCTAAAGTATCATTAGTTTTATTAGTTTCTACAGTCGCATCCACAAAAGCACCGACACCTAAATCTAAACCAGTTTTAGCTAATCTAGCAAATATTGGATTATTACCTAATCTTTGCATCCATATAGGAGCCATTTTAGCACCATGTATTTTCAAACTACCTGCAACAGCTTTCTCTCTTAAAATGAAAAATGGGACTAAAATAGAACTTATTTCTCTAAGAGCTGTAGCACCTTCTTGTTCAAATTCTGGTAATTTAGGTATATTGACACCAGGAGTTAAATTCATCGCATCAATACCAAAATCAATTGCACCTACAGCTGGTGCTCGCATCATTTCATTATTATATAAGACGCTTCTATTAGCTAAAGTACTTCTAATGGTAGGTTTACGTGCTTCCATTTCTTTACTATACTGATCCCATGTCTGACCGTAGTACTTAAGAGCCCAATTATTTAATGCAGAATCTCTTTCTGGACCTTCTGGAAGTTTTTTAATTTGACGTTTTTCTTTATAATGTTGGACACGTGCTTTACGTGTATCTAAACTTACTCTTTCTGGTGCCTGAGAAGGAACAATTGGAGTGACGGTTGAAGCTGACGTATCAACGTTCTCACCACTAAAATCTGTAATAGCTTCTCCTGAATCAGTTTCGTAAGGATTAACATTAGGCATGCCCTCGTAAGGATTTCCCATAGTTTTATTCAGTGATAGTGTTATCTATATTAAATTGTTCTAAAAATGGTTGTACCCATTCTAGTAATTCTGGAGGAATTTCAGAGATATCTCCATTCATTGCGTTTAACAATGCTATATCAACTCTTTGAATTAAATGATCTTTCTTATCCAATCCAGAGTCAGCCCAATTATCAAATATAGGATGGTTATATATACCTTTAACAAGTTTTCTACCTTGTTTTAAAGTTAAATCTTCTTTCTTAGGTTGCACTTCTGTCGGTACTTCTGTAGTATCTGTCGGTACTTCTATAGTATCAGTTGGTACTTTTGTAGTATAAGTAGGTACTTCTGTATTTGTTGTAAATGCTGGTCCTTCTGTATAATTAACTTGAGGCTCAAGTGCAAATGTCTGTTGGAATCCTGAGTATATAGCATTCTGATTATCTATATCGAATTGAGATCCTTGTAAAGCAGGTACTAATGGATAGGCTTTAAGATCTCCAGTTAAATCAAACAATTTTTCACCAATAATAGGGTTACTAAATAGAAGTTCTGATTTACCTTCAGGAGGCATATAAGCGAATTTCTCTAAAACTTCTGCTTGGCCATTTTCTGTAAAATCTAAATCGAAAGTTGGACTAAAAGAACTTAATACTGCTGCAGGGAAATTAACATTAACTTTATAGGAATAAGCATCACCATCCCCTAGAGATCCAAATAAACTTTCTGATATCTCTCCAAATTCTATATTACCAGTAGCTTGCTCATATGATTCTGTTGGATTTTCACTTCCTCTTGCAACCTCTGCTCCAACTTGAATATATCCATCTGTATCAGAACTGAATAATGCCTTACGAACTGCCCAATTAAGAGTATGTATGTTTTGTGAATCTCCTAATTCTTCCATAATCTCTTTACTTAGCTCTGGTTTCCCATATGCTTTTTGACGAGCATTTATTAATTCAACTAAAGATATACCTTCCTGTCTTGCTAAAAATATAGCTTCTGGAGGTATTGATCCATTTTCTTCTATATATCTATTGTAATCAACTCCATCTGGAAAAAACTTTTCTTCAAAAGCTAGTTGAATTTTTGGTCCAGGTTCATCACCTTCAGTGAAAGCTGCTGTCCTTTCTCCAAGAGCTAAAACTGCGCCACCACTATGATCTTTAATTTTCTGCTTTATTTCTGGAAAAAAAGTTGGATTACCGCTATTCATTATCTCCTTACTAGTTACATAAGCTTTATATCTGTCATCTCCGGTAATCTCTGTATCTCCTTTATAGGCTTTCATAAGATTAGGGAAGTTTCCATCATTATCCATCCAGAATACAGCTTTTCTTTTACTATTCCCCCAATGTTCTTTCCTATATGCTTCATCAGTTCCATTAAGTTGCTTCCATTCTGCTTCTGCTGATATTCTAGCTTTTTGTGGAGATTCTCCTTCTTTTAAATATTTTAAATAAAGTCCTAACTTATGATCAAAGGCAATTTGACCACTATCTGTAGAAGGTTTCCAACTAGGTAAACCCATTTCAGTTGTCATTTCACCTTTAAAACCAACAGCAAGAGCTTGAATAATATCTTCTGAAATGTTATTTTCTAAGAATACCTTTTCCTCATTAAGTATTTTCTGTATCGCAGGATGACTTGTAATCTCACTATGTTCGTTTGAAACAGCTTTAGTAATAAGCCTATTATTCTTGGACATTTTCACTAAAGCTTTAACTCTACTTTCAACTAATCCTGGAGCAATAGCTTTATTCTTTCTCCAATGATTATATATAGGAGTATAATCATAGTCTTGACCTTTATATTGACTATAAAGGACTGCTATTTCTTTATCAAGTTGTTCCTTAGTGAAAATTTCTTTATTAGTTATTCTATCTATAACATCTGTTCTATCTTCTGTAAACATTACTTGCTGCTGTGTTTGCACTTTCTCTGATTCCTTTCTAACACCTTTCATATAGCTTTGCATTAACTCTCCATTCACTCCAAAGTACTTGGGCCAAAGTTCATCAGCCGTCATATCTACACCATTAATATTAAATACTGCTTTATTTATCTGTTCTATCTGATTGAATTTTAAGCCTTTTGTTTCAGCTAAAATCTTCAATTGTTCTCTTACTTTTTTATGAGCACCTGCATGACCATATTTTTTACCTTTCTCATTAACTCCCATAGCAACTGTTCTATACCATGAACCAAATGTTGCAGCTGAAGGGTTAGCTTTGAATGCCATATACATAGTCATCTGATCTTTAAATGACGATTCTATTGCAGCATTTGTTTCATACTGAGAAAACATCCCATCTTTACCTGTCTCATGCGCCATGATGGATTGGTAAAACCCTGATCCACCTTGTTCTGTAGATAAAGCTAGAAAAGCTTGGGAGTATCCACTAGATGTAACTTTATGTGTAGAGAAATATCTATTACGTAAATAATTATGAGCAGCCATTCTTTCACCTAAACTTGATGCTTCATTTATCTTGAAGCTTTTTGTTTGGCCATCAGCTGGATCAACCCAATCTATCATCTCATCGCTTTTCAACATCATGCTTCTCATTTCAGCAGGATATCTTTCAGCGAGGTGTCCTAAATGCAGTTTATGTAGAGCAGCTTCATAAGCACCACCTAGCTTATTAGCTTTCTCGATCATGTCATATGGTAGATCATGCATATTTGCAATTATACCATCTTCAAGATGACGATTTAGATTCTCTCCATTTAATAAATCTGCAGATGCAACCTTTGCATCATCAGAATCTAAATATTGCTGCATTTTCCACATCATAAAGTCAGAATGAGCTTGAGCTATTCTGTTCTCTTGATGTATAGCATGTAAACTATTAATTGCTGGGACAACTTTCTGAGGTATTAGATCAAATAATCTAGCAGTCTCTGTATGCTGTGCAGCTTCTAACCTACCTAGTTCAGTACTTGAAGCAGTTGAGCTGGATAAAGTTCTCCAGTTATTCGCTCTTAGCTCATTTATTTGTTTTGAAAAAGACATAATTTATCTATGGGATTGGTAATCCAGAATACTTTATAGTTTTAACCGGAGCTTGTAAAGCTGTATATCCATGTATGTTCTGTGCTTGGATTGGAAGGAACTTCTGCACGTTCTGTAGAGACCAAGCACTAGCTTCCTTGACTGGTGCGACAATATGCGATGGAATTGGTGCTATTCCTGCTGGAACATTTTGAACAAAGCCTGTATATGTTTTAGTTACACCTTCACCTGCTTTACCAAATATACTACCTAGTCCACCTGCTTTATGTATTTGGAAGGCACTGATACCAGATGTAACACCAGCTAAAGCAATGTTTAA